ATGTCTTAATGAAGCTTGGCTACAAAGCCAATCACAGGTTTAAAATAAAAAAAAGAGTAACTTATCATAAGTTACTCTTTTCATTTTGTGGAGCGTATCGGACTCGAACCGATCACCTCGACACTGCCAGTATTAATTCAAAAATGTGCCTATCTAGTTAATAATTAATTAGTTATAACGATTGTTTTTTAAGCCTCCGACAAGCGGAAGTAAAAAACGATTTTTTAATACTGTTTTTATGTTCATTTTTATTTCTCATTCTATTTTTATTTATTACAATCGCGCTATCTGTTTCTAGTTTATCCGACTAATAGTAAAAATACTATTATGACTCAAAGTGATAATTCAGATGGAATACATACGGATGAAACCGTATACATCCTTAAGAGAGCAATAACTCGCAAAAATAGAACTATCATAGACGTATCTCGAACATTCGAGGTTAACGGAGAACGTATTTATCTCGATCATATTTCGCGCGAAGTATGGCACAATACTTTAGATAATCCCGATATCTTTCGATTGGTAGAACTATTCGCCATGGGCGACCTTGATATAAGGGAGCATACTACAGACGGAACTAAAGATAGAAAATACCTTGCTAAATTGATCGAGTTTGTCCGGTGTAAGTTGAGACTTCATAAGTTGTATCTCTATATCCAATCTTTCAAGTTGCGTCGAAAGTATTAGCTCTTGTGCTTTAAATGCTCCACGCGACGAAAATTCATGTAAGCCGGAATTTATAGCAACGACAAAACCACTAGGTCGCGAATATCTACTCTTTATATCTATTAGTCCCATTTTTTCGAGCTGGCGTAAAATCATGTCGCATTCATCTATTGTTATATTGTGCTCTTTTAAATCGTAAACGTCTAAGTCTGTCAGCGATTTATTAGAGGCGATTAGTATTGCTACTATAATATCTTTTTTATCTATTGTAATCATGTCTTTTTTTTTGAATACTCTATTTCTTCTCTATATTTTTTCGTATCTTCTCATTATCTCTTTTTAAGTTATCTACCATTTTCAATAATGCAGGGGTGAATCTATCGGAGGCAGCTAAATGATTTAAAAGATTTTGAGAAATCTCTAAGAAGTCATTATTTACTTCTATCTGTCTAACTCCATTAGAGATTGTTACTACACTCGCTTGTTCTTTTGATAATAATATCTTTGCGGCAACATCGCTGAAAAAGTATGGTTCGTTAATAGATATTGCATGTTCAACCATTGCTTTTAAACAGATTGTTATTCCTCGCAGATCATATTTTGATAACTGAAATTTCAATTCGATATACTCTGCCTTATATAGTATTTTTTTCGTAGAAATTTCACTTTCATCTTTTATTTCTTTTATATCCTTTGCAAAAGATTTGCTGACTTGCTTCACTTCATCTTTAACCTTCTTATCTATTGCAATCACATTCCAAATCTGCCATCCGATTAACATCGTCACTAAAAGCGATAAAATCCCTACTATCGCCCCGATATAGTCCATACCTAATTCCGGCGCGGATGGCAACGAAACGCAAATAGCGACAACGCTACATATAATTGCAGCGATCGACAAACAGTTGTTCCAATATGATTTAATCCAGTTTTTCATGTTGTTGTGGGATTATTCGGGTTACTCAATAAGATAACCTGTTTCTTTATCTAATTCAAATTCTAGCTTTTCTTTTTCTCCGTTCGCAAATGTTATATTAGCAGTTACTGAAATTGAGTTATTCGAAGTATATGACGTATCCCAATCATTGACGATGAAATCATTATTATAAGTCTGAAACTCAAATTTCCATAAGTTCTTTTTCGGTTCTCTTATGTCTTTGTATGTGATATTATCTTTGATATATTCGAAAGGGGGATTGATATCGTAATATCCTTTTGAAATATTAATAGTATGAAACATATCTAGTACTTTCCCTGATGGATATTGGTTTGTTATCAGATTAAATTGCCCATCATAAATACGTGATTCGGATATACTTGCTTCTGGATAGATTGTAGAGTTAGCAGTAAATAAAAGACTGTTTTCAAACCAAAAGCGCATCATTGTAGGTAAAAAAACAATATTGTTAAATGTTTGCTTATTAATTACATCTTTCTCAATAGAATAGAATTTTCTTATTCCCCAAAAAACGATCCCTCCATTGTCTGATAAATTGAGAAGTAAATAGAATGTATCTTTATATTGCAAAATATTATATATTTGAATATTAGATATTATAATTTCCTTTTTTTGCCCATATTGTAAATCTATGTATTGCTTTCTATCTGTGATTTCATCGGATATTGTGAAGCTAAGATCTTTTCCTTTATAAGCCTTAACTATATATTTATTTCCTGTAAACTCAATATAGCAATCAAATCCATTAACTGATTGAGAAATTTCGGGTTCGTTTTTATTGGAATTATCATCAATATAATTTTCTATTTCTGTATTTTCGTTACTGCATCCCATAAAAGATAATACAAACACAAAGTATAATAGCTTTTTCATTTTGTTTTGTTATTAGTTATTTGTTTAAATCCATGTTTTCACGCTTACCACACCGACGACTAACGCCCAATCGTGTATTTCATTGATCGGAACATCATAAGGTTTAAAACCTTCCTCCTTATTAAAAGGAACACATCTTATATATCCTTCCTGTTCTGATTCTTCGACCTTTTTTATCATTATACCGTCGTATGTTGCTAAAGCGTATACCTCACCCCATCTTACGTGTGATCTAGTTGTAACGATCCGGCATCCTACAATGTCCCGATCATTAATGCTCCGTTCTGGGACGTCTCTGTTGATCATACTACGACCTCCGGCGCGGATCGTGAAATCACAACCGGGCATATCGGGGATGATATATCGCTCACAGTCTCCTTTTGTTATTGCAGAATTAAAGCCATTGGGCAGACCACACGAAGCGGTTACTACGTCTATATGCGGAATAGCTTTGCCTTTTAGACCATCGTAATGTGGAATACGCTTGTTTTCCTCGTTCCCTAATATCATTTCTCCAACTCCTGTTTTAAGCCAAGCAATGTTTATATCTGGAAAAGCGTTCGATATTTTATCTAATGTACTGATTCTCGTATTATCTCCCATTTTATTAACAGCGTCGTTTGATAGTCCGCTTTTTCTCTCTAATGTAGCCTTATCTATACCTTTATAGGCAATATAATTCAATAACCGTTCTCGTAATCCCATATGCTTGTATGTTAATTAGATATAAAATCGAATACAAAATCTCGCTTATTCGATACTATATCGAATAAATATCTATCTTTGTCGCATCAAAGTTAATGAATGAATGAATAAGTAACAAATAAAACGAAGGAATTATGAAAGCAACACCAATCAAACCAACACGAAAGAACTTACTTGATTTAAATGTAGGCGATCCAGTATTCTTCGATAAAGACAAAGAAGATACCGCAAAAGCAACGGCAAGCCAACTTAAAAGAAAGGGGTTAGCTCTATTCAAAACGAAAGCAACCGAAACAGGAATCTATTTAACACGACTACAATGACGACAGCAGAACGTTACAATGAGAAACTAGCGAATGAAATCAACCGAATTTATGACGCTACGAGAGAACTAACCTTTAGTAAAAATATGTCGGCGGAAATCGTTGGAGGTCGCCGGAGGTTGGAGGATTTAGTAGGACGCGGGAAAATCGCAACTGATAAGCCAACCGCACACCAACACGGTAAATGGAGGTGTAAAGCGTCCGACGTACTTAGATACGCTTATAGTGAAGAATATCCAAATTAAAACGAAATATCATGCTAACACTCAAACAAAGCCCTATCGCTATCATCTTAATGCTCCTAGCGTGCAGCCTCGCAGAAGGCGAACCGAAACCGGGCAAACTTATCATCGCACTTCTGATCGTGTTTCTAACGATTATCTATGTGCTAGTCTGTAACTATATAAACGTAAAAAGACATGGCGGCGAATCATCAATGTATCGGTAACTGTCGAATGTGTACGGTGCTAGGCGCGTGTCCTGCTGATACTCTAACTTGCGAAGATTGCGGCGAGGAAATCGAACCGGGCGAAGAAATTGAGATAGAAGTCGAAACATATGAGCGCGGCAGACGCGGTACAAAGATAATAACTGTTTGCGCTCGCTGTTATGAGTCGCTTTATCAAGGTGGATCGGATAATTTTTAAACAAAACAATAAAACCTTACGGTGTATAGGTAACTGTATATGAATATGAGTACAAGTAATAACTCAAAAGGTAGTAGCATTGGTTTTTGCGGATTACTTACTATCGTTTTTATCGTATTGAAACTCACAAATTATATCGATTGGTCTTGGTGGTGGGTGACTTCTCCTTTATGGATTCCAATAGCGATATTATTAGCTGTAATCTTTCTCGTTTTCATATTAAAAGCGATGTTCGAATCATAACTAAATTACACACGACAATGACACATTGGAAAACTCAATTTAATTATGACTATTTAGGCGCTTACAGCCTACCGGACGGAAAAGATATAGTTCTCACCATCCGTGAAACGAAAAGAGAACAGGTAGTCGGTGCGTCTGGAAAGAAAGAAGAATGCTTCGTCGCTTACTTCTTCGAGAATGTAAAACCGATGATCCTCAACCGGACGAACTGTAAAACTATGACGAAGATTTTCAAAACACCGAATTTCGAAGAATGGATAAACAAGCAAATTCAGATTGGCGCGGTGATGGTGGACGCTTTCGGCGAAAAAGTTGATTCGCTCCGTATTCGTCCATTCATCCCAAAAGTTGAAAACTCATTGCCTACGGTTGAAACTGGATCGGTGATCTGGAAAAACATTCTAGACGCATTGGCGGGCGGCTATACAGTTGCGCAAGTCCAAATGAAATACAAACTAACAAAAGAACAAATCAAAGAATTAGTAGCACATGAAATCAAGTGAGCAAAAAGAAATCGAATGGAAGGAAAGGAGACGAGGCAAAATAACTGCCTCTACGCTTCCCGATTTAATGAAAGCGGGCAAAGGATGTCCGTTCGGTAAAGCCGCGTTGGATGCGATGTATTTAGTACGATACGAGCGTAGGACCGGGATGATGCGAGAAAACGGAAGTGCAAAGGCTTTTGATTGGGGGCACGACAACGAACCGTTAGCGGTCGAGTGGGTGAGGACCCAACTAATGAATGAAATCAAATCGTGTACAACCGATTTTAAAGACATTGTTTTCAATGAACCGTTTGAAGGGTTCGGAGATTCACCCGATTTCTATGTGTATGGATTCGACGGGAAAGTTATCGCTCTAGGCGAAATCAAATGCCCGATGTCGCAGGGTAAAATCGAATCTCTGCAATTCGGGAATACCATCGACGAAAAAGATGAATACTATTGGCAGTTCCTCGGTCATTTCCTCGGTCGCCCGGACGTAGATAAGTTGTATTATGTCATTTATGATGGCTACGTGAACGACGGTCGGATACTTGAAATGAATCGCGCTGATCATGCAGAAAACATAAAGAAGCTCTATGATCGTATCCGGTTAGCTAGTGAAATGATAGACGAATCTATTCGTTCCGGTCTGGATTTACTTGATTGTGTCGATAAGGCAAAATCGGTCCTAGAATTAAAGATACAGATCGAAGCGTTAAAGCCGGATGCGAAAAACAGCGTACCGATCAAAAATCAGATTTATAAGCTACGGAAAGAAATACGCAAACTGACAAAGAAATAACCGTCACAACACTAACACAACACGATTAATCACATTTTTTATAAACACTTTAATAAACACGAAATTATGCACACTTGGTTTTTAACAAAAATCCGTTACGAAAAAGTAATGGAAAACGGAATGCAAAAGAAAGTAACAGAACCGTATTTAGTCGATGCGCTGAGTTTTACTGAAGCAGAAGCGCGAATAACCGAAGAAATGACTCCGTTTATCTCCGGTGAGTTTACAGTGTTCGATATTTCCCGCGCACATTATAGCGAGATATTTACGAGCGAAGAAGATTCTGCCGATAAATGGTATGCCGGACGACTCGCTTTTATTACGGTGGACGAAGTAATCGGCAAAGAAAAGCGGACTTATACGAATGTTCTGGTACAAGCCGCAGACATCCACGACGCAATGAAGAAACTCGACGAAGGTATGAAAGGAACGATGGCGGATTATTCTTCGATTTCGTTGAAAGAAACGGCGATTGTAGATGTCTACCCATATGGAGTAAAGGAGGGAGAAAGTAAATGAGAAAGATTCTGTTTGTTTTAATGGCTCTTTGCCTGTTCTCGTGTGATCGGAATGGATTAAATAACCATTTGGTTAAAGACGCCAAAGGCAATGTCTATTTTTTAAGAAGTATTTCGGGCAATGGATACCATGTATACAAATGTGATTCCCTTGCGGCTGATTCTCTTAAATTCTAATAATAAGCCGGGTGAAAGTCCCGGCAAATCGGATAAGTGGCGGAATTGGTAAACGCTCCACCCTAGTGCGTGGAATTGGTTCCGATCGTGACGGACGTTCGCAAGCGGTCTGCGACAAATCTCGGTTCAAATCCGAGCTTATCCACATTCACAAACCAAAATAAAGACATGGCAAAGTATAACAATGTAAAGATAGAGGGATACGACTCTAAAAAGGAGTATCGGCGCGCTAAGGAGTTGAAACTACTCGAAAAGAAGGGGATTATAACCAGATTGCAAGAGCAAGTAAAATACGAGCTTATTTCGCCCCAATATCGTTTCTATGAAGTGCAGGGAGTGCGGAAGATGCTGCGTAAAAAGGAACTTCTAGAACGAGGCGTTTACTATATCGCAGACTTCGTTTATTATCGAGATGGCGAGTATGTCGTTGAGGATACGAAAGGAGTTCGAACAAAGGAGTATATAATCAAACGGAAGCTCATGCTTTACGTTCATGGAATCAGAATAAAGGAGGTATAAAATGGCGAAGAAAACAACACAGGTACACAAAAGCGATTGCCGGACGTGTCGGAACGGCGGAGAAGAAAAGAACTTTATTTGTTATTGCTCCGTCCTTAAAGTGGGGCGGTCCATAGGGATAAGGATTTGTAGTTATTATGTAGCGCGATAGACTTTATAAGTGTGATGAATATAGACGGATATACGCTAACTGAGAAGATGAGAAAAGCGAGACGACGTTTCAGATTTACCGCCACCGAACAAGCCCTATTTTACGAATTAGTGGCTATTTGTAACGGCGAAGATTGGAGGGACGTTTTCGATTGCTCGAACATTGAACTTTGTTTTGCGCTTAACGTGAACGAGAGAACACTTGTAAAAGCTCGCGAGTCTTTGATAAACGCAGGATTGATTTATTATAAATCTGGTAAAAGTAGACGTGTTGTTAGTTCCTATTCTTTTGTGAAGGAGTTTAAAACTACCGTAATGACTACCGTAAATAATACGGTAGATAATACGCCCGATAAACCAACCGATAAGAGGGGAGATAAGACAACCAATAGTACTACCAATAGTACGGACTATAATAAACTAAAACAGAAACCAAACGAAAATATACTCTCTAAAGTCTCTCATGGAGATTTTGATTTTATATCTAACGAGTTTTTAGAGACGTTTATTCTTTGGCTTGAATACAAAAAAGACAGACGGGAAAATTACAAATCGGAAAAGTCGCTTAAAGCGTGTTACAGCAAATTAGTGAAATTGAGCAAAGATAATCCGGCGATTGCATCTCAAATCATAAACGAAGCGATTGCAAATAATTGGGCGGGATTCTTTGAACTGAAAAACAATAAAAATGAATATGGAAACAAGAAGCAAACAAACTCTACCGATAGCGGCGATACTATCATACGGACTACCGTATTATGATGAGCCGATAGAAATAGGGAAACGCCCGGAATGGTTTAAAGCGTGTTGTAAGTACGTTTGTCCCGGTTTTAAGATTGACGACTCCAATAAGAACCTAATGAATCAACTCTTTTTGTATACAGAAGGACGTGGTAAATTAGATACAAACAAAGGGCTATTGTTGAGGGGTGACATTGGGACCGGGAAAAGTACTATCATGCAGATTTTAAACCGATACGGGTATTTCACACGTGGCAAAGCGAAGGGCGGTTATCCAGTCGGCGGTTTTAGGATAGACTCGGCTTCCTTCATTGCGAATAGCTTTTCAATGCGTGGAAAGGATGCACTAGAGTTGTACACGTATAACAACGGTTCGCCACGAATGATTTGTTTCGATGAACTAGGACGAGAACCAATCCCGGCGAAGTATTTCGGCACTGAGTTGAACGTGATGCAGTATATTTTCCAATGTCGGTACGAGTTGAGACATGAAGCGATAACCCATGTAACGACAAATCTAACGATCAAGGAAATACAGACTATTTACGGTGCGTATATCGCGGACCGAATAAACGAGATGTTCAACGTTTTGGACTTGAATGGAGCTAGTAGAAGATAATTAAAATAAAGAAACTATGCGAAGAAGAAAAAAGAAATTCGTCTATTTCAAGAAAATTCCGGTTCGCGTCGATCTGGACCAATGGCGGCGACTAGACAAGATCAAAACCGACTACCATTTCAAGAGTACATACGAAATCATGCAGTACATTTTAGGCTGTTTTCTCCGGGTTGCTGATCCGATGCCCGACGATGACGACGAAGAAGTATTACCGGACGAAATCAAAGAAATGTTCTATGATCTATCAGAAGCAGAACGACATTTCGAGTATGTAAAACCAAAACGGAAACTACCACAGTACAAGGTGGACGAAATGCACGGACAAAAACGATTAGAAGGATTTTAATATGATTAGAAAACTATCAAACACAAACTATTTGCACGACGTTCCCGCAGAGCGGACCGAAGCAAATGAACGGAATCGGAAGTATATCGACCGATTTGTTTCAGAGAATTATAACGGCTTAGTTGCCAAGTTTTCACCTTTAGACGGCACGATAAATTCAAGCTCATACGGAGCACTCGACAAACTAAACGAAACGATCCTGTCACTTTACACTGATCCAGATTTGCACTTTTCAAGTTGGATCGAAGCGAAACAGTATCTATCGAGTAAGTTTACAGAAAAGGCGGTCCGAGTTCCGGTGAAGAAGCCTGTAAAAAACGAGATAGGGGAAAATGAGGATGAGTTTATCAATGACTAAAAAAGAAAAAATGATGAACTTCTTATATGTGCGGAAGAATATTTATTTTCCATTTATTTTGAGTATTTGTTTCAAATCTTCAATTGTTAGAATATGTTTTTTATCTCTATGGATCATACAATGACAATTGGGGCATACAGGAACTAAATCTGTAATTGGATTTACGGATTGTTCACCAATTTGGGAGAGTGGATTTATATGATGTACATGGATAAATTGACGTCCAATTTCTCCATATGTTTCAAAGAAGTTAAATCCGCATACAAAACATGAATATCCATGAATATTCAAAGCTTGTTGCCGTAATTTGGCGTCTCTCTCATAACGTGTGGACTGGAAATATAGTTTTCTTCCTTCTATATTTGAATAGTTGGGTGGTAAGAATAGATAATCATCATTTATTTCATTAACAAAAGATATAATGTAATATGTGTCGGATATTTTCTTGAATTGTAATGACGGGTAGTCTAAATCATTTTTGTTGTTGTAATTTGGATATAGTTGCTTAAAGATATTTCCTAAATCTGAATTCCAAAATATCTGTGATCTCTGGAATCTTGTTTTATCTATAACAATATATGATTCATATTCTACCCCTTTATAATTTAAAATGATATGTAGTTTCTCTCCAGATGATAAGTTATTGATATTCCAATAATTTCTGGTTGCTTTAGGAATACCAGAGCCATTGTATTTAAAGAAACTCCAATCAGCTTTCTTAATGATTGTCATTTCATTGATTATCTCCCAAGAATTGAAAACTTGATTTTTCATTGTTTAATATCATATTTTTTGAATTTACAAATATATAAATATAAAATAAATATCATGGCAGTATTTGAAGAAATAGTATACTGGAGTATAGTGCGATGTATGCGCTAAGGTATATATGAACGAAGATTCCGGCTTTACACTTTTTACTGATACAAACTCAATAAGTAAGGGATAAAATGGAGTGAAGATTCTTAAGGATTATCAACAAATCAACAATCAAGGTAGAGAAACAAGTATTGGTTTACTGGTTCTATCAACTTTAAACAGATATGGATATTGATTTATTCGAGCTGAAATTTGCCCGCCTTTAATAGGAGATAAATCCCTTTTCTTATACAATTGGTCTTTGTTGATTATATCTGCTATATCCCGACAACTTAGTGGAGTACCCGCTTTTTTTAATACTTGAATAATGGCATCATGTAAATTCATGGTAACTAATTTTATTTTTAGCAAAAATAGGTAATTAATATAAGAAGAAAAAATTATGGCAAAAATTTATGTAGCAAGTAGTTGGAGAAATGTATTTCAACAGGACGTTGTAGATATTCTCCGTGATTTAGGACATGAGGTTTACGATTTTAAGAATCCCCCTCATGGTAATGGTGGCTTCCAATGGTCTGATATAGATCCTAACTGGCAGAACTGGACAACAGAACAATATCGTGAAGCTCTTAATCATCCGATTGCACAAAAAGGATTTGATTCGGATTTTAACGGTATGAAGTGGGCGGATGTCTGTGTTATGGTTCTTCCTTGTGGTCGATCGGCGAACACAGAAGCTGGATGGATGAAAGGTACAGGTAAAAGGGTAATGGTATATTCTCCGAAAAAGGAAGAACCGGAACTTATGTATAAGATATACGATTTTGTGAGTGATAGCATATTTCGTATCAATGATGAGATAATTGGAGTATAACAATAAAGAAATGAATCAAGTACAGAATGAACCAAAGTACTACTATTCGCCTCGCTTCCGACACTTCAATATTTATCAAAGAGAGTCGGACGGATCAGCGACGAAGATAGACGATGCGATAACACAAGAAGAAGCGAGACGTAAAGTATATAAATTAAACGGGTGGAATTACAAACCTAAAAATAACACGGTGAAATGAGTAAAGTAAAGCAGTATATCGAACAAGCCACAAACGAGCGCATTCGCTCGCGTGGCTTAATCCGAAAAGTCGCAATCGAAGCGGCACGGATACAGAGAGACGAAACGAGGCGGCAAGCTATCGAAGTGTATAAACAAATGTGCCCGTCAAAGAATTGCAAAGGTTGTGCGAGTCGGATACATAAGCAGGAGACGCAATCGACTCGATGCGATGGAGATTGCGCACGGATTAGGTTACTTATTAACGGACTAGACCGGATCGAAGCGCTATGAGTAGAAACCCGCATTACATTAAGATGATTAACTCGGTTCGATGGAAACAGCTTCGAGCCGAGAAGCTACGAAACAATCCGATTTGTGAAGTGTGCGAGGCGAACGATCTAAGCACACTCGCAACGGAAGTGCATCACAAGACACCTGTTGAATCCGTACCGCATGAACTCGGAATGAGGCAGCTAATGTTTGATTATAACAATTTGCAGAGCCTTTGCCATGCGTGCCACTCCGAGATACATCGGTGCGCTTTTAGTCATTCGAAGGAGGCGATACAGGCAAATAATCGGAGGGCAACGGAACGGTTTGTAGAAAATTTCTTGAAGGAGTAGATTTTATTTGTATAAGATTCTTGTAGTTAATGAGCAAAGATTACAAGAATCTTTTTTATATTTGTATAGTCTATATATTAAAAATAAGTTTTTGGAAAGGAGATGATTTTTGTGCAATATATACAAAATGATTGTTTGAAAATAATTATTAATTTAAATCAAATATAATGAGCGTATTTATTAGTTATTCAACAATTGATAGTGATTTTGTTGATAAATTATCGAAGGAATTAGTTGAAAGAAGGATTAATGTGTGGCTTGATAAATGGGCAATGAAACCAGGCGATTCATTGCTTGATAAAATTCAAGAAGGAATAGCAGAAGCTTCTTACCTGTTGGTTGTGTTGTCTAATAATTCATTAGAGAGTGAGTGGTGTAAACGTGAGTTGAAGTCTGCCATTATGAGGGAACTTGAAGAAAGAAAAGTTATTGTAATCCCGATTCTTATTGAAAAGTGCGATATTCCTCTTTTTTTGAAAGAAAAGTTATATGCCGATTTTACAAAGAATTTTGATGACGGTATGAACTCTTTGTTGAGGTCTTTGGCGGAATTAATATCGGAGCATATGGGAAGAAGTACAAATCCAGAGTCAGTTATTGATTATGGAGTAAATTGGATGTTAGATGATAACAATGTATTTATTATGCAAATTGATTTTGTAACATGGTACATTAAAGAGAAAAAATCATTGTTGTTGCAAGTTGAAGTTATTGGATCACGTGAAGCATCAGATAGATTTATAATGCAAAATAATGCAGGATTTGGTTGGATAATGAAAGAAACGATAATTTCTTTATTGTATGAAAATGAAGCTTTTAAAGAGTTGAATATTCTACTACGTTCTGATAAGAAATACATAAATCTAATTCATCTTAGTAGCCCAAAAGATAATATAAACTTTAATGTTATAATAAGTGGTGCTTTGTTAGGAGAAGATAGCGGTTCGGATGTTTTAATACATTTTGAAGAATATATGAAACTTCTGCGCGGTGAAGCTGCAACAAGAGTCTCAGAAGACCTAAAGAAGTCGCTTGAGAATAAAGGTTGATACCTTTTGTCATATTTAATGCAATCGCTCTACCTCATTGCGGGGGGGGCGTTTTTTGTTTTTTAACGTGATACACTAAACCCACCTCACCCTGTTTTTACACGCGCGAGCAATTTTTGAAATGAGGGGGTGCTCGTTGGGGGTGAGCTTTTCTTCTCGAACTTCCGCGCTACCAAATACTTGCGATCTTTTCATATATGCAAAAACGCATATAAAAATGAGTGATTTAGACGATATAAAAGAAAAGATTCGCGCCGCGATGAACTCGCAAGGAACATACACATCTGATTTGGATTTGTGTATAACTCTTTGTGCAGGTTCTTACATTGCGTTTAAGATCGCTCTCAATGACATAGCAAAGAAGAAACGTTCGTTTGTTACGGAAGTTTCTCGCGAAGGAAATAAGAAGCTCGTGGCGCATCCGGCTTTCAAAGTTTTATTTGATGCGCTCGAAGTTACTCGCAAACAGTTGCGGGAACTTGGCTTGACACTACAAACTTTGTCCGCGTCTGACGATGACGAGGTGAACGACTTAATAAACGAGGTAGATAAGATAGATCGCGATGGAGAAGGAGATTAGAGATAAACTGATTACATTAAAGCAGTCGGTTATCTCCGATTTGCATAATATCGACGTTGATTCATATAAGCTAGGTAAGGCGGACGAAAGATTAAACGTGTATATAAAGGGCTGCATTAATAACCCAAACGCACACAATCTTTATGAGTTACTAGCCGTTCGTCGCTTCTTTTCATTCCTTGATAAATACGAATTTCGCATCAAGGAAGTTAAGAAGTTCGTCACGTTTTACGAGCGTTTGAAGTTCTCCGGCACAAAGGGAAAGACTAGATACAAACTGACTCCGATACAGGTGTTTCAGTTCTCTAACATTCTTGCGTTTTACAAGCCCGGCACAAACAAACGTTTGATTCGTGAAGCTCTTTTATTCGTCCCGCGTAAATTCAGTAAGACAACAAGCGTAGCGAGTCTTTCGATTAACGATTTGTTGTTCGGTGATGCGAACGCACAAACATATGTAGCCGCAAACTCATACAATCAAGCGAAAGTCTGTTTTGACGAAATACGTAATATTTTAAAGTCTCTCGATCCGAAGTTTAGACACTTCAAAATTAATCGAGAAATCATATATAACCGCATAAAGGGAAAAACCTCTTTTGCCCGTTGCCTTGCCTCTAACCCGGATAAATTAGACGGACTTAACGCAAGCATGGTAATAGTAGACGAGTATTCACAAGCCGATAGCGCCGCGTTGAAGAACGTTTTAACGTCCTCAATGGGTGCACGGCTCAACCCTTTAACCGTAGTAATTACGACCGCCTCTGACAAAGAAACAGCACCGTTTGTGGAGATGCTGAAAATGTATAAAGCGATCCTACGCGGTGAGATCGAAAACGATTCGATATTTGCGCACATTTTTGAACCGGATATAGACGACGAAGAAGGGGACCCGGCGACATGGCGAAAGGTTCAGCCACACATGGGTATAACTGTTTACGAGGATTTCTATATAGACGCCTATCAAAAGGCTTTATACAGTGCGCCGGACGCATTGGAGTTTCGGACGAAGTTACTTAATGTGTTTGCAGTTGATTCGACGACGAAATGGATTGAGGCGAAGCAGATCGAAGAACGATTCAAAGGTGTTAGAATAGAGAATATCGGTACTTATCCGTTAACAATGGCGGCGGTTGATTTATCCGTTCGAGACGACTTTTCTTCGGTTACTTATAATATCTATTCGAAAGAAAGCGGCTCTTTTCATTCGTATACGGATTACTATTTTCCGAAAGGAGCTTTAAAGGATCATCCGAATCGGGAACTCTACGAAGGTTGGGCGGAAGCAGGGTATTTGATTCTTTGCGATGGCGATATTATCGACTATCAGCAAATAGTAAACGATATATTATCACGGGCGAAGTATTTGCAAATTATGGGTATCGGTTATGATCCGTATAAATCGGCTGAATTTGTGAATCTACTTTCTTATTCGGTCGGTAGTGCAAGCGAATATATTAAGCCTGTCAAACAGACATACGGGACGTTTACGAGTCCGATAGAATCGTTTGAACTTGCCTTATATCGAAATAAACTCACATTCGATCCGAACCCTATTACGCCGTACTGCTTCTCAAACGCAGTGCTAGACGAAGATAGGAATATGAATAAAAAGCCAGTCAAGAAAACGCATAACGCAAAAATTGATTCGACGATAACAAACCTAATGACATTTCATTTATTCAATAATTACACCGAGTAACACGATAAGACTATGGCATTTGAACTTAATTTAAGAATAGGACGTAACAGAGAGGAAAAACGATCTCTACCGTCCGAAGAGGAAAAAATAGTAGAAGTTAGAGATAAAACAGCTAGGGAACAACCAGTTTCGGTAAAGTCTCCCGAACAGGCTATGCGGTTATCGACTGCGTTTAGATGTACCGATATTCTTTCTGGTACTATTGCTTCTCTGCCGCTATACATCAAACGTAAAGAAGATGCCGGAAACTACAAAGTAGATGCCGAAAACGAGTTGCATTATCTGCTGACTAAAAAACCGAATAAGCGCATGAACAGTTACGACTTAATATGCAATGCGATTATTCAAATGGTTAATCGTGGTAATTCATATATCTTTATCAAGAGAATGTTCGGGGATACGGCAGAATTAATACTTTGCTCAAATAACTCTGTTACATACGATATATACAGAGACGAATATACTATTTGTGATGTAATAAATAGGATATACGGTACTTATCCGGCTGAAAGTATTATCCATCTGAAAAATAAGAGTCTCGATGGTGGGTATACAGGTGTTAGCACGATCACGTATGCAAGCACGGTTCTTTCGGTTTCTGCTAGTGCTGATAATCAGAGTTTGCGTACTTTTCAGAATGGGAGTAAGATTAAAGGTATTATTTCTGGTGTCAAAGGTGGGGGAAAGGGACTTTCTTCTGTTGGCGATAAACAGACTTCCGACGTAGCGGACCGAGTGGAAAAAGACTTTAATAACGGGAGGGATATAACTTCCGTGAGCGAGGACATGACTTTTACACAACTTTCAATAACTCCGGCTGACGCTCAGCTACTAGAAACTAAAAAGTTTTCCGTATTTGATATTTGCCGTTTTTATGGTGTTCACCCAGACAAGGTATTTGCCGGACAATCTACCAATTACAAGGCTTCCGAAATGAGTCAAGTCGCGTTCTTGTCTGACACACTCGATCCTATATTGTGTCGGATCGAGGCTGAATTTAACGCAAAGTTGATACCTAGAACTGTTTCTGGTATTTATAAAATAGAATTTGATCGTAAAGCCTTGTATAAAACAGACATAGCCACACAAACGGCTTGTATGGAGAAGGAAATACAATATGGCGTGTCTACGGTGAACGAATGGCGTGTAAGCCGTGAAGATAAAGCGCCTATAAATGGCGGTGACATTGCGTTTATGTCTTGTAATGTTGCTCCGATTGACTCTCCTAAGATTAAAGGTGAGATTAGTAGCGAAAAAGACGAGCTACCAAAAACAAACGAAAAAACATAGAGTAAAAAGCAATGGAAATAAGGAGTTTTACAGAGCTAGGCGCACCCAAATTATCGGAGGGTAGAATTATTGAGGGGTACGCTGTTGTTTTTGGGAAAGAAAGTCGTGTGATGTATGACGAGGAAAGGAAACGCTTTTTTATTGAGGTTATCGAACATGGTGCAGCAACCGAAGAACTTATAACCCGATGTGATATAAAGGCGGTACTAGAACACGATAAACATAGGCTTTTGGCTAGATGCCGTTACGGTTCCGGGTCACTCGAATTAAATTTTGATGAATATGGTTTGAAATACCGATTCGAGGCTCCATGTACTAGCGACGGGAATTTTGCTTATGAAATGATAAAACGGGGAGACATATTCGGATCGTCTTTCGCTTATTACACTGATGATAAGGATAAAAGTAAAGTCTCATATACGATGAAAGATGGGATGCTGTTGCGTACAGTACACAAGATTGATTATATATCTGATATTTCCCCTGTTTCAGACCCTGCCTTTTTTGGTACAGATGTAACAGTTAGAAGCCTTGAAAATATAGAACAGCTTCTTAATGGTGACACAAATAGTGATTATTTATCCGAAATAGAAAACTTAGAAAAATTTATTTGACATGACAAAACTTGAAGAAGTAGCTCTGCTTAAAGAGCAAATGAGAAATCTGTTATCACAAGCAAAAACAGAAAAAAGAAGTCTGACAGACGAAGAACAGACTAAATTCAACGAGTTAATGACTCGTAAAAATCAGATCGTTATTGACGAGACTCTTAGAAGTCTGGAAAGTAGCAAATCTGCAATTTTGCCAGAAAACAAAAGAGCTATCTTTGCAAAGGCTTTATATGACGTTTGCAATCATCGTTCTTTGGAAGAATACGGGAATTTTGCTGATGCAAAGGGGCTTAATTTCTCTATGCGTGCGGAGGGTGATCCTGTAAGAACAAGTTCAACCGATGCCGCTCCGATGATCCCGACAACAATCGGCGATATTATCGAACCGCTTGAAAAGGGGCTTATTGTTAATAAGTTGGGTATTAAGATGCAATACGGTTTGATTGGCGAATTGATGTTTCCGACATTGGCGGCTGTAGAAGCTACAATTGAAGGCGAGAACACCAAAATAAATCCGACAAAACTGGATATTGGTAATTTAAAGGCGCATCCGTGGCGTTTGGGTATTTCTATCCCATTGTCTAACGACGCAATTGATCAGACAAACGATGCTTTGTTTGATGTCACCGTTAAACAATTGTCTTTGTCAACTGCTCGTACATTAAATAAGATTATGTTTGCCGGAGAAAAGCAGGGACTTGCCTCAAAAGGTGTGTTTGTGAAAGATTCTCCAACAGTGGAGTATGAAGTTGCTCCCACATTCGAGGACGTTGTAGCGCTAGAAACCGCAGTAATGGATGAAAACGTAGATGTTACTGACGGAACGGCAGCATATATTTGCAGTCCGAAAATGTGCGGTAAATTAAAAACTACACGTATTGAAAAAGGTTCTCCCGAAATGGTTCTTAAAGACGGGATGATGAATGGCTATCCGGTGTACATGACTAATTACATGGGTGCGGATGAACTCGGCTTCGGTGTCTTTTCGAACGTTGGTATCGGTCAATGGGGAAAAATTCGAATGACTATTGACGATGTGACTCTAGCAGACACTAACGAAACGAAGTTTACGCTAAACTCAAAGTATGACATTGTTGTAGCTCGCCCAGAGGCATTCGCAATCGCGAAGAAGAAAGCGGTTGCAAAAGTTGCAAAAGCATAACACACTACTAACTACTTAAAAACGAAAAGGCTTTGGCTTCATAGCCTTAGCCTTTTTTCATACTTATAATTATGCCACAATACGTAACACTCGAAGAACTCAAACAGCATTTAAATGTCGATTTTGATACGGACGATACATATATAACCGAACTTATTGAACCCGTTCAACTTGCAATAGAGGCGTATTTAAACGCTCCGTTGGAAGGTTTTGCAAAGGAGGGGAAAATTGATCGTCGTATTTGGCACGCAATCCGCATACTTATTGCGAACTATTATGCTAATCGTGAATCGGTTACATTTGCCACACCGCAAGTAATACCGGGACACGTAGAACTATTACTGCAACCTTTAAAGCGATACACATAATGCAAGCGGGATTATTAAACGAAATGATCGGCTTTTATCGTAGTGAATCAATCCGGGATAGCCTCGGCGGTACGTCTGAAAGTTGGGTGAAAGTATTCGATAAGCGTGCGTATATCCGTTTTAAGTCTGGTGCACGAAAAGAGGCTAACGGCGAAATCTATAATACGACCGTAAACACGATAATGATTCGCATTTGTAAAGAGGTCAACGCTAAAATGCGGATCGAATACGACGGGCAGAAATATAAGATTCTATCTATCAATCACGATCGGAAGCAGCAGGCAACGGTCATAGAAGCGGAGGAAATCAATGAGTAATGACAACTACACCGGACGGAACTTATATCGCGTCGAAGTGGACGCGAAAAAGGTAAACGAATTGCTAGACCGTTTAAATGACGATGAAGCAAAGAAAGCGATCAAATCGGCATTAAGAAAATCTATTCTTATCATCCGTAAACAGGCGCAAGAGAATTTAGTTTCTGCCGTTACGGATGCGGAGTTTGGGAGTACTAAAAATGGCGTGTCTTTTAAACCGCTAAAGAACGAAATAAACATAGCTGTTTACCGTAATGCGTCCGGTGCGCGTGTTGATCTATTAGACCGGAGAAAAAAAGGATCGCGCGCTTATATGCTAAAATGGTTCGAATCTGGAACGAAGGAACGATTTACGAAAGAATCTAGTACTAGAAGTTTCTGGACTAATAAAAAGCGCGTTACCAAAAAAGCAGCTTATAGAGGTACTATAAATGCTTCTCACTTCTTTTCCAACGCGGTTAAATCGAAACAGAAGGAAGCGGAAAACTCACTAGAGAAAAATATTATTGATTCTATAATGAAAGTAGTAAATAAAAAGAAATGAGTTTATCAATAGGCGCACACGTATATAAGAGACTAAGCGATTCTACGGAGTTGGCAAAGTTGGTTACTGATAAAATCTATGCGATCTCAACCAAAACGGAAACATCTTTTCCGTTCGTAATCTACAAACGTAGCTCTCTAGTACCGGAGTATACAAAAGATCGTTACGGGACCGGGGATACTGTTTCGGTTGAGGTCGTTGTAGCTAGCGACAATTATCTGAACTCTATTACTATCGCGGAGGAAGTGCGCAAGGCATTAGAGAATAAGCGAGGAAGCTACGACAGTTTCGATGTGATTGACGCAAAGTTAATGAGTGCGGACGAAGATTTTATTGAAGATACTTTTATTCAATGCCTCGTATTTTCTTTTAAAACAGAATGAGTAACTAATAAAACACGATTAAAATTATGAGTAAAGCAAAAGCAGCATTAGGAAAGGACATGATGCTATTCGCAGAGAGTAAAGCGTTAGCCTTAGCGACTTCCTGTAAACTAGGTTTGTCGGCTGAAACTATCGACACGCAAAGTAAGGACTCCGGCATTTGGACTGAAAAGGACATTAAAAAGCTGTCTTGGAACGCTTCGAGTGATAACTTGTTTAGTGCTGACGCTGACGCGAATAGCTACGACAAGTTGTTTGCCTTGTTTATTGCGCATAAACCTATTACACTGAATTTTGGCATTGTAGCTAATGCGAATGAAAACGAAATGCCTGTAGCAGGGTGGACGCTTGCACCCGGTTCCTACACTGGTAAGGCGGTTATTACTTCTTTAGAAGCGAATGCGCCAGATGGAGATAAAGCGACTTTCTCAATTTCCTTTGAAGGTACGGGACCGCTTAAAAAAGAAACTACCGTACCTGCTAGTAAGTAATCATGGGCGGCGTTTTGCCGCTCTAAAACTATTCTCAATGAAAACAATATCAATTAACGGGAAAGAATTTATACTGAAATACTCGCTTCGGGCGTTCTTCATCTTTGAAAATCTATCCGGCTATCCGTTCCAATTCGGTAAAATGATAGACGAATTTCTTTTGTTTTATTCGTTCCTACTTGCAAATAACGAATCGTTCACAATGGAATTTGACGAGTTTATAGATTCGTGCGAAAGCGATCTGACATTATTCAATCAGTTTA